AGCACTGCCCGCTTCGAAAGACAGTGCCGTTCGCTATGCTCTCGCACGTTGACTATCACATGACTCAAGACCAGTTGGTGCGCACGATTACAGGGCCGACTTTCATCTTGACGCATGATTTCGTGTCTAGGCCCGTGGGCTTTGGAAAGGTACTTGGGGAATATGAGGCAGACGTGACCTACTTCGGAGATCAGATCACGATGACTACACGGGATGGGACGAAATATTCCCACGGATACCACCGGTGGTTAAACGAAGGTTCGGTTGTCACACAGTCGGGTGCCTTCGTGTATTGCCTGCTGACCCGTTACCACGATACGAGCATCTACTTCGCTTATCCAGCGGAGGGGGTGTATAGTAGGAATGACATCAACGTTATGGAACTGATGGTGGATAACACCTACCCGATGATCAATGGTTATTGTGTCAGGAAAGATTATGAAAAGCGGGTGTTCCAATTCACGCGGGTCGGGCAATCATTCGAAGTCCCTTCAGAAACGATCGAAGAATGCGCCAACGCGCTGGCCCCCGCCGAGAGGAACGAAAAGTATGTTGCAGCAGTGTTTGCTTATGTGCCAGGAAAGTGCAAGGCCAAGAGTATTGATACGTCCAACATTGATGAAATCGTCAGATTGGTTTGTTACTTGTCCGACGTGCGAGCTCTGTACACCGTGCCCAATGCAACGTGCATAAGAGGCAATCCTGTGGATTTTCGCCGTCGCGACTTGTACAAGTTGAGGGTATTGATGTGGCTGAAGCATTTCGGCCCTGCTGCGCTCACCAGATTCACAAGCCGCACAATCGACAATGTCACCGTACGACGACTGACTGCCTGGACTTTCCCGAAGGTGATTGTCCCGACGTACGAAATCTACACGAAGATGAACAGGTCATCGTATATCTCGACCTCGGTGGCGAATTTTGCCAGGGAGCGCTTTCAGCCTTCGCCCACGCCAGCTAATGCCCGCGTTAATGAACACACTAAGTGCTGTACCGGCGAAGACTCAGGCGAATGTAATAACATCATTAGAAACGCGAGTGCTAAACATGGTCCCACGCCCGAACCCATTATTGATCAACCAACGCGAGGAGGAGCAGGCGTCAGTCATGATGATGGACCTTCCACAAGCACCACACCCGCTGGGGAGTCAGTGCGTGGCCAAGGGGCTCGAGCCGATGGGCCTGTCTTTACCAAAAGCAGAGAAGAACCAGACAGCAATCGATCTGAGGGAAGTGGTGTCGGAGGGAGAAGTGTGCATGTTCCAGCAGGAACCATTGGCACCGTACAACCCAGAGAAGGTGAATCCTTGTCTAGTGCCGATGCACGGCATTGTTGTGCTTCCAACTGGCTGTCTACAGATAAATCGCTTGCCATTGAAACTGCATTCGGTGATAAGACAGGTACCAAGGTGGTTCTGGATGAAGATGTTGCAATTGGACTCATGGGGTTGTCCGTTACCGGGTCCGAGGAATGCTTGCGGTGGATTGACTCGATTCTGCAGGAAATCAGCAGAATTCAGCCCGCGTTTGGAAGAAGAACTACGATCGCAAGGTTGTGTGGACTTGCAAGTGGTGTCCTCCCTGTTAGCAAAGGAAGGGTACTTGACGATGATGGCTGTTCTGTATACGTGGAGCGTTACGATGGAGTTAACGACGGAACACCTGGCACCTTTGGATTTCAACACCTGGTTGCAAAGGTATCCAGAAAAGAGAAGGGAACAACTGCAGAAAGCACGGGACAAGGTCGAAAAATTCGGATGGTTGAAGAGAGACAGAATAACAAGAAATTTTCTAAAGATCGAAACCACGCGAGACGGAACCGATCCGCGGAACATCAGTCCGCGTAGTGACGAATTCTTATGTATGCTCGGGCCCTACATCAGTGCCCTCGAGCACAAATTAATCGAACATCCAGCCCTGGTAAAAGGACTGGATTTAAATAATCGTATGCTTAAGCTTAATGGACTCAATAAGAGTCGCAAATCCCTTAGTGAGTATAGGTATTTTCTAGAAACGGATTATTCAAGGTTTGACTTGTCTATATCCGCCGCTTATATTAAGTCTGTGGAAAGAGTTTTCCTCTCGGCGCCCTTCTTTGCCGATGAGGGATATTTGAGATTACTCGGATGGTTGGAGAACACTACAGGCGTCAGTGAAATTGGATTAACTTATGACGTCTTGGGAACACGGTGTTCTGGCGATGCTCACACATCAATCGCCAATGGATTGATCAACCACTTTAACACCTGGTTGGCAATGATCGAGATACCTGACGATCAATGGGTATCATTCCATGAGGGAGATGACGGAATTATGGGCGTGGTAGAAGGCTTGGAAGATCAAGCCATTCACAACATGCATATCATGCCGGTGCTTGGGTTCCAACTTAAACTGGATGTGCACAACGATATTGGTGCCACTGGTTTTTGCGGGAGGTATCTTTACAGCACAATTTATGGCATTAAAGCTTATTGCGACATCAGACGTACAATGGCCAAGTTGCACACAATAACAAGTGATGGCGATGCCGAGGCATTGCTATTGGCCAAAATGATATCTTATTATTGTACTGATGCCGACACACCACTCGTTGGAGTGTTGGCCCATGTCATAATACAGATTTTGCTACCGCAGGTCACGCAGCGGCGTCTGTTGCGAGCGCTCACTCATTTGAAACGCGACTATTGGTTTGCACAAAAGCACAAAGGAGACCTGATGGTCAGATCAGAGTACCCACTTAGATTGGCAGACACCGCCACTCGTGCTAGTGTGGCCGACAGATGCGATATCGGCATTGCAATGCAATATGCGTATGAGAAGTATTACCTCTCATGGCTGCAAGCGGGGTTTATACCCTGCCAAGTTGATAAAATCCCGGATGCTTGGAACTTTAAGCACAACATGCACGTACACGGGAGCCCACATAGTTGGGTGGTGTAGCGCACTTTGGGGCTTTGTCGACCCTCATCGTATTTTCTAGTTCTTGTAAGATGACAGCCTGTTTTCCGAGGCTGAACAAAATCGGGGGACCCATGACCGCAAC